GTTGACGATTAACTTTTTAACTAATTTAAAGAAAATTTTAAACATATTATGTTCAATATCTCATAAGATATTTATATACTTGGTAAGTAATTAATAATTAAATCTTATGGGAAAAATTAAATATAATAATGAACAAATTTTTGAATTACATGCTTAGGGCTTAACAGATTCAGAAATGGCCAAAATTATTGGGACTACTCCCAATAGAATGGCTAGTAAAAGAGGAAAATTAGGATTAAAACCTAACAAAGGAAAAAGAGATACGTATAAACTTACAGAAGAGGAAATAAGCGTTTTATGTGGAACACTACTTGGTGATTCTACTATAAGATATGTACATAATCAGTGTAAATATCCAAACCTTACATTTTCTCATACAGTCAAGCAAAAGCAATATTTTATGTGGAAGACAAATAAGCTAACTAATCTTATGTCTTCCAGCAATATGTATAAGACTAATTATGTTAATACTAATGGAGAAGTAGTTTATAAATTAGTATATACTGGAAGCAATATGGCTTGTCT